GCTTCCACAAAGACGTACTCGACACCGGAAACTTCAGTTTCCTGATCGGCGGCGACGTGGGGCCCAGCTTCTCGTCGGCGTCATCGGACATCAGCGTCAACTTCTCGTCTTCCTTCGTCGCGACGGCCGTCTACCAGGTCTCGCCGGTTTTGAGCGTCATTGTTCCGCTGCGCATGCTGTACGTGTCGGGCGTCGGCTGGAATCCGGTCGCCGAGGCCGGCATCATCATCAACCTGAAAAAGCTGCCCAAAGCCAAGAACTAACGCCGGCAGTTCCAATGAACTTCCTCCGCATCGCCGACTTCCTCGAAAGAGAGGCGGGCTACGAACTGCTAAGCCTGTTTCTGATCGTCGGCGGACTGTGTTTACTCGACGGCCCCGCCCGAGGCCAGGCCGCGGACCGCATGCTCACCTTCGCCCTGGGCGTCATGGCGCGGAGTATGGGCGTGCGCAAGAATTCGGATCCCACGTCATGATGAAAACCTCGCCTGCCGGCATCGCTCTCATTTGCCACTTCGAGGGCTGCAAGCTTGAGGCCTACCCCGATCCGGGCTTGGGCTGGAAACTGCCCACCATCGGCTACGGGCACACCGGCGCCGGCGTTACGCAGGGTCTGCGTATCGACCAGGCGCGCGCCGATCAGTGGCTCGCCGGCGATCTGATCGCCTTCGAGTGCGCGGTGTCGGGCGTGGTATATGTTCCGCTCATCCAGTGCCGTTTCGACGCGCTGGTTTCGTTCGCCTACAACTGCAAGGGCTGGCGGACTTCGACCTTGATTCGCCTGTGCACCGCCGGTAATTTCGCGGCCGCCGCTAACGAGTTCCCACGATGGTGTCACGACGGAAACGGAATAGAGACCGGCCTGGTGCTGAGGCGCGCCGCCGAGCAAACTCTATTCAACGGTGGCACACCCATTCTGGTATAACGAGCGAAAGCCCGCCGCCCGTCACGGCAGCGAGCCCTCATGCACCAGGTTCGGAGGACCCGAATGCAAGCCAACGATAGCAAAAAAATGACGGTCGCCATTTACGCGCGCGTGTCGAAGGGCATGCAGGACTACGAGATGCAATTGACTGAGCTGCGGTCTTACGCCGGCCGCGCCGGCTGGGAAGCGACCGAGTATCTGGAGAAGGCCAGTTCCGTGAAACGGCGCCCGGTGTTTGACCGGATGCTCGCCGACGCCAAGCTTCGAAAATTCGAGGGCGTCCTGGTGTGGAAGCTGGACCGGTTCGCGCGCTCGATCTCGCAGCTCGTGGAGCACGTCTCCCTTTTCGACTCGCTGGGCATCCGCTTCGTGTGCGTCACGCAGGGTATCGACACCAACATGCAAAACGCCGGCGGCCGGATGTTCATGCAGATCCTGGGAGTGTTTGCCGAATTCGAGCGGAACCTGATTGTCGAGCGTGTCCGCGCCGGCGTCGCCGAAGCGAAGAGGCGCGGCGTCCACTGCGGCCGCAAACCGCGGATCTTCCGCCGCGACGAGGCGATGCGGTTGCGCGGGCTGGGAATGAGCTTCCGGAAAATCGCCGCCGAAATGGGCCTCCCGACCCAAACCGTGGTGGACGGGATCAAGCTGTACGGAAAGCCTCCCTACGATGCCAAGGGATTGAGGGCCGAAACATAGGGGTTAGCGGCGCCAAAAAGCCGTATGCCAACCAATTGGTTGGCGTACGATTTCGGGGAAATATGCGGGAAACAAAGGGCTTGTCAACAATCCCGGCGCGGCGCGCCCGCGTCCTTCGTGTCACCGCCTATAAAAAGGATGCCGGCCGACGCTCCCTCGAGTAGCCGGATCACCTACGATCTCGACCGCGGCCTAACACCGGGCCGAGTGCCGTTTTGAGGGCCGAGGTCCGGCCTCCTTTTTATACGTCTCCGCCGGCGGCGCGCCCGCGCGGCCTGGCGCAACTTGCCGTCACCGGGCTACGGCGTTAGGGCTCAATCGTACTAACTGACTGCCCATATATGGGCACACTGTGAAACCGTAAAGGTATGAATCCGCCACCTCCCCCGCCGCCTTTCCTGTGGGATCGCTCCGCCTGCATCGGCCTGGCAAAAGCCTCCTGTGTCTACTGCCACGGCTATGGCCTGCGGCCGGTCTTCCATGCGATTAACAGAGGCGCCGAGGCCGTAGCCCAGGTGAGAATGCGCCGCGCGAATCTTACGCCGCCCGCCGTGAGAGTCTCTTCGGAGGTGCCGTGCAATTGCGTCTTTCGCGCCGCCTTTCGCGCGGTCTACAACCGATTCAAAGACTGCGCGGCCCTGCGTCCGCACGTCAACGCCGTTACTTGGGACCGCCCGCGCGGCACGACGGGTTACCGATTCTATTCGCGTAAGCGAGAGGAGTTCAGCGCCGACTTCTGCCTGATCGCGAGACGGTCTCTGGAGGACTTAGAAGCGGAGATCTTCCGACGTCATTTCGTGCGGCGCGCGGACTGGCGCGCCTGCTGCCGGCAACTGTCGATCGACCGCGGCACATTCTTTCACCGCGTCTACGAAATCGAAGTGCTCCTCGGCCGAGTTTTCGCTGAGACGTTGCCCTACCCGCTTTATCCGGTCGCCGAGTACTTCGGTGGCATAGGTAACGCCGAGGTGCTCGCGCCCCGTATACCGTGGCACGGGCCGCATCGCCGGCGCGCTTTAGCGGTCGAATTCGCGGCCTGAAAACGATTTGACCTGCAAGGAAATCTGCTGCGGCGCCGACCGGCTCGGCCGAAAGCTGTGCTGGGCCTGCCCGCGCAGGGATGAGAACGATTATGAAAAACAAGGAAGCGCCGCCAACCGCGGCCCTGACAATCGAGATATGGCTGATCGGGCGCCCGATTCCCTACGAGCACAATGCGCGCAAGTGCCCCGCGATCGCCATTAAGAAAGTCGCCGACAGCCTGAAGGAGTACGGCTGGCAGCAGCCTATCGTGGTGGACGCCGAGGGCGTCATCATCGTGGGCCACACGCGCCTGCTGGCGGCGAAGAAACTGGGCATGACCGAAGTGCCCGTGGTAGTTGCCACGAACCTGACGGCGGCGCAGTGCAAGGCGTACCGGATCATGGACAATCGCAGCGCCCAGGAAACCTCCTGGGACTTCGACGTCCTGGCGTCCGAGTTGGCCGGGCTGAAAGACCTGGACATCGATTTGACGCTGACGGGCTTCGAGGCGCCGGAGCTGCTGAAGCTCATGCACCCCGAGGAAGATGAAGCGCCGCCCGACTCCACCTATAAGGAGCAATACGGCGTGATCGTCATGTGCGAGGACGAGGCGAGCCAGAAGGATATCTTCGACCGCCTGACGGACGAAGGGCTTTCCTGCAAGATTGTTGTGACATAGTTTATGAGCACTCCCACCGATCCGCGCCGGCCGGCTGCCGGCACCAAACTGATCCGCAAACACGAGGGCCGCAAGGTCACCGTGACGGTTCTCGAGGACGCCTTCACTTTCCGGCGCAAGCGGTACAGCTCGTTGAGCGCCGCTGCCAGCGCGATCGCCGGCGGCAACCGCAACGGCTATCGGTTCTTTGGGCTGGGCGACGGGCCAAAGCGGGCGGGCAAATGAAAATCGAAGTAAGACACTCCTGCGCGGAATTCAACAGCTATCGCTCCGCCCGGGTGAAGTCGCTTTTCAACGCGGAGAGCGGCGCGAGTTTCAATCTCGACGCGGAGCTGCCCATCGAAGACGATAAGTGGCGCATCGGCCTGATCGTCGGCCCGTCCGGATCCGGCAAGACTTCCATGGGCCGCAAGATCTTCGGGCCGGAAGCGTTCTACGAGCCTACGGGCTGGCCCTCTGACAAGCCGGTCATCGACGCGATCGCGCCGGATGGCGACTTCAACGCCGTCACGGGCGCGCTGGCCGCGGTGGGCCTGGGCAGCGTCCCCACCTGGTTGCGGCCGTATCCCGTGCTGAGTAATGGCGAGAAGTTCCGCGCCGACCTGGCGAAGATCATTTGCGACGCGCCGGCGCGCGTGGTGGTGGACGAGTTCACTTCCGTGGTGGACCGGCAGATCGCGAAGTTCGGCGCGCTCGCATTCCAGAAGTCCTGGAAGCGTCTGCCGGGCCAGTGCGTCCTGCTGTCCTGCCACTACGACATCATCGAATGGGTAGAGCCCGATTGGGTGTTCGACACCGCCACGGGCCAATACTCGGGGAGGTCGCTTTGGCGGCGCCCCAGATTTGACGTCGATATCTGGGAGACGAACTGGCGTTATTGGCACCTTTTTGAGCCGCATTACTATCTGAAGCTCCACAAGATGATCGCCGGCACAAACTACGTCGGCGTGGTGGACGGCGAGCTCGTCTCTCATCTGTGCGTCTCGCCGCGGCCGGGACTTACCGGCTGCAGATCGAGCCGCATGGTGGTGATGCCGGAGTGGCAGGGCGCGGGAATCGGGATGCGCTTCCTCAACGCCATCGCCGAGAAGTGGCTCGCCGGCGAGAACCGGTTCAAGCGGAAAATGCCGATGCTGTTTCACACGTCGCACCCCGGCCTCTGCGCCGGCCTGCGGCGCGATCCGAAGTGGCGGCAGATATCGGCGATGCTGTTCGGCGAGAACAAGACGCGCAGCGCCACGTCGATGCTGAAGCACGGCAAGGCGCAGGGCACGGGCTACGGCGGCCACATGCGCGCAATTCAAGGGTTTGAGTACATCGGCTTATGCAAGTATTCCTCTGTGGGCAAAAGAGTTTCGGCGAAGCGGCACTAAAAACCATTCTGGCGGCCGGCCACAAGATCGCCGGCATTTCTTC